ACATTCTGTCAGGTAGTTATCCTTGGCTCGGCATCGTATACTCCATTCATGCAACTTCCTGCTTATCAGCGCCGAGAAGTAGTTGAGGATGTTCTAGACATTGGCATCTTCAGTAAGATGAATGCTCTATTGAAAGATCGAATCGCTGGCACCAAAGAAGAACTGCGAATAATTGACGTTAGGGTTGACTCTGCCAAGAAAGAAGCCCAAGCACAGAAACGTATTATCGAAGTGATTGAGAAGAATAAGACTTCACGCATCTCTGAGATCGAAGAAGAAATTAAATTGCTACAGGAAGAATTGTCTGTGGTAGTTGATTCACTATCTGCTCAGCAAGTACCAGACTACGTTTCAGCGAAGGTTCTGCGTGAAAGATATACTGCTATTGTTGATAGTATTGATGAACTAAAGGTATCTGCGACTCAGTTACAGAATAGACTCTCCAGGCTCGAGAACCTAGAGGAATGTCCTACCTGTATTCAGGGAATCTCTCATGAACATAAGTCATCTATCAAGACTAAGTTCGAGGAAGAATGTAATCAGATCGACCAGAATCTCAATGAACAATATCCATCATTAAAAGAAGTCGGTGGTCTCTTACAAGCAGCAGAAAAAGAGCAGAGTAATTATCAGACAACAAAGGAAACTCTTACTCTGAGTAAGTCTGATCTGACTAAGGCGATCAAAGGCAAACAGGATCAGATCTCAAAGATCAAAGAAGATTCTGGTGACGTAGATGCTGAGAAAGAAAAGATGAAGGCAATCGCCGCTGAGGCATTGCAGTTCATCTCACGTAAGAATGAGTTATCTGAAGAAAAGCAACTACAGGAAGTTTCGCAGGTACTATTGAAAGATAATGGTATCAAGACCGCTATCATTCGTGAGTACCTTCCTGTTCTGAATAAACTTATCAACAAGTATCTAACTGTGTTTGACTTCTTTGTCAACTTCAATCTTGATGATTCATTCAACGAAGTAATCAAGAGTCGTGGTCGGGATGAGTTTAGTTATGCAAGTTTCTCTGAAGGTGAGAAGAAACGAATAGACCTGGCTATCCTGTTGGCTTTCCGTCAGGTTGCTGCTATGAAGAATAGCGCAAAGGTAAATCTCCTGATCTTCGACGAAGTGCAGGATAGTTCATTGGATCTGGATGCTCGTGCCAAATTCAATGATTTGTTGGACTCTATGGCTGGGTCAAATGTGTTTGTTATCTCACATACTGATACTAGCCCAGATGCCTATGATGCGGTAATCAAAGTAGAGAAACGTGGTGATTTTAGTCAATATGAATACATATAAGGAGAATGATTATGCAAGTACAAGGAAATGAAGATGGGTTTGCTCTGACTGGGCTAAAGAAGATTCATCTTGATCTTATTACTTCTCTGCTTTTTCGGGTTCGACTTGGTGAGAGTCCAACCAAGATCGCTGCGTATGAACTTTTGCAGGTACTGGAAGAGTTCGAATCCCTCCCAGTGGCATGCTCTCATGAGTGGCCAGACGATCATTGCTCGATCGAGGTTTGACTTTACTTTTATTCAACTTCGAAGTATAATAACTTATCGAAAGTTGAAAGGAAAGTAAAATGACAAGAAACGAAATTCTCAAGGCTGGTCTCCGATGCACTGCAGTGATGCTGGCATTCGGGTTGTTTTCTATGCTGATGGGAGCCATCAGTGCTGGTGTCCTGGTTCTGTAATTTACTTTTATTCAAACTTAAAGTATAATACACTCATGGAAAACAAATCGATAGACCTCTTGAGCAAACTGATGGCTACCGAGAACATCACTGTTCTTCGCCAGAAAGTTCGTACGGCATCCTTTGACCTGAAATCCAGGACTCTTAGGTTGCCAACCCTAATTGGTATGACTGCAGTCGAAGAGACCGTAATGGAGTTTCACGAAGTCGGTCATGCGCTCTTCACAGGCGAAGAATACTTCGATCTGATCAAGAAGCAAGAGAAGCCACACTTCGGTTCGTATATGAACATCCTTGAGGATGTGCGTATCGAGCGGATGATGAAGGAATACTACCCAGGTTGCCGCAAGGATTTCTTTGCTGGGTATAAGTCTCTTAATGCTCGCGATTTCTTTGGTGTGACCAATCGTGACATCAACAGCATGTGTCTGATTGACCGAATCAACGTCCACTTCAAAGTCGGGTTCTCGTCTGGTGTCAAGTTCAACAAGGAAGAACGACAGTTTATTGTTGAGGCTGACAAGACAGAAACAATAGAAGAAGTATACGAACTCGCTGAACGTATCTACGCTTATTCTGCTTCTGAGAAAAACAAGAAGCAAGAAGAAACTGAGAATGACATCTTTGGCGAATCCGAAGAGGATGATGAGTTTGACTTCGAGTATTCACCAGAAGATGGTGACGAAGAATACAACGAAGATGAAGACGATCTTGAGTCTTTCGAAGGCGGCACTGATGAAGAGTCACTCGAGGATACTCCTGGCGAATCAGAAGATGATGCCCCTGCGCCAGAGACCCAGGAAAAATTCAATAATTCAATGCTCGATATTACCAATATCGATGGCTTTGAGTATGCATACATTGAGCCTAAGAATTACATTGAACCAAACTTGATTGGATACAAAGAAATTGTAAATGACTTCAAGACTGCAAATTATTACGCAGAGAAAAACGAACAACGCCTCAGAGAATATAATGAGTTCCGCTCTGGTAACAACAAGGTAGTTGCTCACCTGGTAAAAGAATTCGAAATGCGTAAGGCTGCTCAGCGTTATTCTCGGACGCAGACAGCGACAACTGGTTCTCTTTCAATGAAGAAGATTCACCAGTTCAAGACTAGTGACGATCTGTTCCGTAAGATGGACATTATCACTGACGACAAGAATCACTCTTTCCTGATGTTGTTGGACTGGTCTGGTTCAATGGATAGTAGCCTGCAGGATTCTCTTGGTCAGGTTATCACCCTTGCTTCTTTCTGCCGTCGAGTGAACATTCCTTTCCAGGTGTGTGCATTTAGCGACAATCGACTTAGTGCTCGGTATTCTGAGACGCCAGAAATTGATAAGATCAATGAGCCAGGTAATTTTGGTTTGATCGATGGCGATCTGATCAACATCCTGACTTTCTTTGATTCGAAGATGACGAACTCTGAATTTGACTTCATGTGTGAGATGCTTTATACCCGTCGATTCACTATGCTGTGCGATGAGGGACAACGTGCGGTGTCACTGAACTACAAGTATCGTCTTGGTGGAACTCCTCTGGTTGAATCACTGGCTTGGTTGTATGGTTATATTGATACTTTCAAGAAGATGAACAAGGCAGAGAAGATGACTGTCATTACTGTTACTGATGGCGAAGGTAGTGGCGTCAGCGTCAAACTTCCTGCTGGGATGAATTATTACAACGTGGCTAAACGTCTGCGTTGCCCAAAGACTGGTCGTGTCTATTCCTTGGAAAATCGAGTAAAGTTTCAGACTAGCATGATGGCAATGATCAAACACGCCAATCCAGAGGTTCGGTTTATTGGCTTCTTCGTTGCCAGCGAACTGCGTGCTATTCGTACTTTCAATTACCAGAATGGTATGGCTATTTCTGATTGCGGTGATGTGACTCGCTCAATGAACAAACACTACTTCTATGAGTATCCTTCGCCTAACTACGACAAGTTGTACGTCATTCCCCGCCAGACTGGTGCTGTTCAGTTTAATTCTAACATGATTGACAAGGAAATGACTGCAGCGAAGATTGCCAGGGCTATGACTTCTTCTATGACGTCAGTGCTCCGTGGACGGGTTGTTTTGACGAAATTCATCTCTGAGATCGCCTGATCAGTTTACTTTTATTCCGTTTCGCGGTATAATAACTTATCAAAGGTTGAAAGGGAAAGAAAATGGAATTTCAGGAATTTGTTGTTTACGGTGATTACTCCTCGGATGAGGTGGCTTTGTATGACTATGGTCTGGCTCATCCAGACTCCTACAAGGACGCATGGCCAACTGCCGAGATCCATGGTTTCTTCCCTGCCTTCGTTGGCTACGATCTTGCTTGACTTTTATTAAAAAATCAAGTATAATATATTATTGTTTATTTGTGATGGAGTTTATTTATTATGTGGCTTTCTCGTTTTAATTCTCAAGAGCTGGAAATTATCCGCAAGATGCGCCAGCTGGACACTGCCTTCGCTGAAACTGGTCGGTTCAAGCCTGGCTTGATCCAGAAGGCAGCTGATGCACTCGGTGTTTCGCCCAAATGGTCTATCCGTAACAAGAGCAATCCTGTTACTCGAGGTGTGTATCTGATGTGTGAAAACGATGTTACTGACCCTGCTGTGAAGCAAAGTCGTCCTAAGGAGGCAGAGCCTGTTGCAGTTGATCATAGCCCTGTGTCATTCACTCAGGCTGTGACTCGCCCAACCCTGTCTGGGGCAGTTCCTCCGATTGATCCTAAGTATGTTCCATTCGGCAACTACAAGGATCTGGAGAAGATTGTCAAGTCTCGACAATTCTTTCCGGTGTTGATCACTGGTCATAGCGGTAACGGTAAGTCTTCTTCGGTGATGCAAATTCACGCTAAGAATCAGCTGCCGATTATCCGCATGAATATCACGAAGCGAACTGACGAAGAAACCCTGATCGGAAGTAAGACTCTGCTCAATGGTAACGTCGTCGTCGTGGAAGGACCAATTCTGGTTGCCATGCGCCAGGGTTGTTCGGTGTTGCTTGATGAGGTGGATGCCGCTGAGAGCAATACGATTATGTGCCTCCAGTCTATTCTGGAAGGTAAGCCATATTACTTCTCGGCAACTGGTGAGTATATCAAGCCAGCAGCTGGGTTTAACATTATCATGACTGCTAATACCAAGGGTCAGGGTTCAGAGGATGGACGGTACATCGGTACCCAGATCCTCAATGAAGCCTTCCTTGAGCGAATCGCGTTCACCTTCGAGCAGGATTATCCTACTCCTGCGGTTGAGAAGAAGATCGTGATGAATATCATGGAAGAGAATGGGTGTGTTGATGAAAAATTTGCGGAGGAACTCGTCAAGTGGGCTGATGCGATTCGTCGGTCTTTTGCTGATGGTGCTGTTGACAGCCTTATTGCTACTCGTCGTCTTGAGCATATCGTTCGCGGGTTTTCTCTCTTCAAAGATAAGAAGAAATCCGTCGAACTGGCAGTGAATCGTTTTGATTCTATGACCAAGCAGGCATTCTTTGATCTCTTCGATAAGATTAGTTCTGAGGATGCAGTGGCTGCTCCTGTGGCTGCTCCACTCGACTCTAGCCCTTTCTGATCATGCTTACCTTTGACAATCTCTCCACTGCCCAGAAGAAATGGGTGTATATCGTGAATCACTTCCACCCAGAGGTGACTACTGAGATTACATTCAAGCAAATCAATGACTTTCACGAGGAGTTTATGGCTCTTCGGGAAGGTAACAAGAAGTACAAAGTTGGTTTGCCTCTGTGGTTGATTTGTGAGAATGCAATTCGTCGCGGTGTTTACTTCTTTCCTTCTGAAGCCAATACCATCGCTCCAGTCGGAACGAAGAAAGCACCTGTGAAGACTGCTCTTCTTGAGGAACTTAAACAAGAGTTGCAAAAATATGGCATAAAATAATTTTACATTTATTGTAAATCGCGCTAAACTATATCTTTGGTTGAGTAAGGTGTTCGGGCTTACTCTGTTGACCATTATCCCCCGAAAATTTTTGATTGGAATTTTATGACTAAAGCAAAGACCCCTAAGACCAAGACCGAACAACTCCTGATCGCACTGCGTGCTGGTAAGGAATTGTCGGCAAAGGAAATCCAAAAGAAGTTTGGTTTCGCTAATCCTTATCGTGCAATTGGTTATCTTCGTGAGAAGCGTATTTCGGTGTTCAGTGACCCAGTTCCTATGCGTGATGGCACTACTGTTACCAAGTACAGCATCGGTACTCCTACGAAGGCAATGCTCGCCATGGGTTACACGCAGTAATTAAGGGGAAGCAACGATGACTACAATCGGTAGAAAGTATGACAGCGGGAAGCCAGAGTTTTCGTTGCTTCCACCTTGGGCTCTTGAGTCTGTGGCGAAGGTACTTACGTTCGGCGCTGAGAAATATGATATTGACAACTGGAAGCATGTAAGCAATGGAGAGTATCGGTATAGGAATGCTGCGCTCCGTCATATCAATGACTATGTCAAGGGTGAAAAGACTGATCCAGAGAGCGGATGTAATCACCTTGCTCACGCTATTTGTTGCCTTATGTTCATTCTGGATGCAGATGAATCTGGTCAAGCACTAGCACCAGCAGAAAAGAAATTCGATGTACCGAAAGTGAATTATGCATTTATGACTCCTCCTACAAAGGAAGAAGATGATTCCTCAACTGTGACTTATACATTTTGCGGATCGCCTACCCAGGAGATTATGAGTTATGATACTATAACTAGTAACGCAGATACATACAAAGCGAATTATGAGTTTCAGAATCGTAGTTCGATTCCACTAGCTGGCGTTGCTACGCCGTACAAATATACTACAATTCCAGTTCGAACTGGTCTTGGTGGCAAACCTAAACAATAAGGAAAATATGAAGATTTCAAAAGAGACCGTGCAGATTCTGAAGAGTTTCAGCGGTATTAACTCAAACATTATGATCAAGCAGGGCAATCGTCTTGCTACTATTAGCCCTCAGAAAAATGTCATGGCTGATGCTGCAGTTGCTGAGACTTTCCCAGCTGACTTCGGTATCTATGATCTTTCTGAGTTCCTTGGTGCTTTGTCTTTGTTTGATGACCCTGATGTTACTTTCTCTGGTAAGAGTGTCACGTTGACCGAAGGTAATGATAGCATTCGTTATTTTGCTGCTGACGCATCAGTGCTTACTGTTCCTCCGGAAAAGAAGATTACGTTTCCAGCAGCTGATGTTGAGTTCGTTCTTCCCGCAGCTATTCTCACGAAGGCAATTCGTACTGCTTCAGTTCTGAAGGCAACTGATGTTTGTGTGGTTGGTGACGGTAATGATCTTAAGATCGTCGTTGGTGATCTGAAGAATGCAACTGCTAATAGTTACAATGTTACCATTGGTTCAACTGACCTAACCTTCAGTGCTAATCTGAAGATTGATAACCTGAAGATGATCCATCAGGACTATACTGTGTCGATCTCGTCGAAGAAGATTAGTCGATGGGTGGCGACCAGTGGTGATATGACTGTGTTCGTTGCCTTGGAAAGTAGCTCGACGTTCTAAATTATTTTGATTTGATGGGCGACTGGCGTATGATTACACAGTCGCCCTTATTTATTATGGAGTATTGAATGTCAGATATTAGTATGATGGTTTGGTCTGAGTTCTATCGGCCAACTACTATTGATGAGTGTATTCTTCCTGCTGAGACTAAGAAGTCTTTGATGGAAGCCATTGCCTCTGGGAATGTTCCCCACATTCTTATGTATGGTCCAGCGGGTACAGGTAAGACTTCTGCCTGTCGTGCCATTGCCAATGAACTTGGTGCTGACCTAATGTATATCAATGCCTCTCTTGAGCGCAGTATTGATATTATTCGTAATCAGGTTGTTTCGTTTAGTTCCTCTGTGTCATTCTCTGGTGGATTGAAGATCGTTCTTCTTGATGAGTTTGATGGGATGCCTCCACTTCAACAGAATGCATTGAAGGGTGTTATTGAAGAGTTTCCCAATGCGCGATTCTTCTTTACTAGTAATCACGTAAATAAGATCATTGATCCAATCAAGTCTCGTTGTGTGAATATCAATTTCAAGATTGATAACAAAGAGAAGCCTAAACTTGCATCTAAATTCTTCAAGAGGGTTACTCATATCCTCAAGGAAAAGAATGTTGAGTTTCAATCTGACGTGGTTGCAGAGCTGGTAACTAAATACTTCCCTGATTTCCGTCGCACTCTGAATGAACTTCAGCGATATGCTATCAGTGGTAAGATTGATTCTGGTATTCTGTTGAACCATTCTTCTGAGACATTCAAGGAATTGTTCAGTGCGATTCGCGATAAGAACTTCAAGGATGTTCGTAAGTGGGTAGCATCGAATACTGACATTGATCCTCAGGTATTGTTCCGTGATATCTATGATAACGGAAATGATTTGTTTGAACCAAATTGTCTTCCATCAATCATTCTGATCTTGGCTGACTATTCTTTCAAGGCAACCCACTCAGTTGATGCAGAGATTCTTGTTACTGCTGCAATGACTGAGATTATGATGATTGCGAAATTCAAATGATAGAAGTACTATTTTATTCTACGATAGCTGTTGTTGCTGTAATCATCCTTGATCGATATGGTAAGTATTGCTTCAGGCTTGGTGCTATGAGTACAGTTGGTGCTCTGAACATTCTGTGTGAGCAATCAGAATCTGGGTTTCTTTTCTATAATCTGTTGAATAATACGTTCATTACGCAGAATGTAGATTACGACATTGGTGTTGCTCATCTTAAGAGCATGTACCCAAACACTGATATTGTTGTGAGCATGGCATCAAGGACTAGGATTATCGATGAAACCATTTGAATACGTCAATGCCATCTGTGCGTCGAAGGACAATTACTGGGAAGATGGTGTATCTGAATCTGAGTATGAGCCATTCCTAGTCAATCGTGCTCTGTCGCATCATTATGATACTGTGATGTATGCTCAGGAAATGAATGCCAGGTCACATATCAGTAAGAAGATGCAGTATGATTTTCTTCGTATCGGTGTTCAACCAAAGAAGAAACGATTCGCTAAATGGGATAAGAATAAAGACGAGACAATTGAGTTAGTTCAGAAGGCATATAACGTCTCTTACAAAACTGCAATCTCCTATGCAGCTATATTAAATAATGAGGATTTAGAAAATCTAAAATTATCATTATGTAAAGGCGGATTAGGAAATGCAAAATAATTATGCGTTAGATGTGTATGTAGAATGGACTCCGGAGCAAATGCTCGAGGTTGTGATTTCTGAGCCAGATTCATTTCTGAAGATCAGGGAAACTCTTTCTCGTATTGGTATTGCTAGCAAGAAGGACTTTATCCTTTATCCGTCATGCCATATTCTCCACAAAAGAGGTAGGTATTATATCGTTCACTTCAAAGAAATGTTTGCGCTTGAGGGAAAGCAAAGCGACATTACCGTTGAAGATTTAGTTCGAAGAAATACCATTGCTAAATTATTAGAACAATGGGGACTCTGTAAGATTCTCCAAGAAGAAATTCCAACTACTAATATGTCAAACATTAAAGTTGTTCCATATAAAGAAAAGAGTAAGTGGACTTTCAAACCAAAATTCATGATGCTGACAGACCGTATTAAACAACGTCAGAATCAAGAATCGGGTGACTAATATGGTTGCCTGTATGCGCTCGCCGAAAGGGAGCATCCTCAAACTTTGCCGAAAGGGAAGAAAATGACTGATTTACAAAAAGTGTTTGGTGACATCGTTCGTAGTAGCGTTGGTATGGAAAAATTCATGGATGCACATAAGCAAATTGCTGATGTTGCTTCGAAAATGAATTCCCATTTTCCAGCATACAACATCAAGAAGGTCGAAGAAAACAAATACGAAGTTGAACTGGCTATTGCTGGTTATACTATCGGAGATGTTTCGATTGAACTTGATAAGAATGTTTTGTCCATTCGTTCTGCGAAACAAGAACTAGGTGCTCTTGAAGATTCGTTTATCTACAAGGGATTTACCTACAAGGGATTCAACCGATCATTTACTCTTGAAGATAATATTCGTGTTGAAGATGCTGAGTTGGTTAATGGATTGCTTAAGATTTATCTTGAGCGTCTTGTTCCAGAAGCACAGAAGGCGAAGAAAATCAATATTCGTCAACCAGCTGGAACTTCTGGGAAGACTGTCCTCAATGAAGATCTCTGATAAATGAAAAGTGGGCTGGTTAACTCCAGCCCATCTCGCCAATGATCAATAAATTAACCATATTCCCTGTTCTTATGCGAGACGATTGGCTGTTTCGCATAAGCATAAGTGACTCGACGAATATAATGGTTATTGTCTTTAATGTAAAAGAGCCAAGTATTTTTATGATGCGATACTTCTCTGATTCAGATGAAGCAATTGCATTTATTGATGAGGCAGCTGCTGGTAAGCATATAGATTATTTCTGATTGGATTCATTATGTTTTGTTTAGATATTGAAACACTTGGGGTTGAAAGTACCTCTGTTATTCTTTCTGTTGGACTGTCTTATGTCGCAGACACAGAACCAAAATCCTACCAAGACATTCTTGATAGTTCAATTTTTATCAAATTGAATGCCAAGGAGCAGATCTCTGCTGGCAGAGTTGTTGTTAAGTCCACTGTTGAGTGGTGGAACGGACAATGCGATTTCGCCAAGGAACGTAGCTACTATCCAAAGAAGTCTGATCTCTCTGTTGCTGAAGGTATTTCTATTCTTCAGAAGTGGGTAAATGCAAGAGCAAAGAAGGGTGACATTTGCTGGATTCGAGGTAGCCTTGACCAGATGTGCATTGATTCTTTGTTTAGAACAGCAGATGCTGAGCCACTCTTTCCGTATAATGCATATCGTGATGTTCGCACTGCAGTTGAATTGTTATACCCAGAAACTTCAAAGAATGGGTATGTGGACGTTGACCCAGAGTATTGTATTGGGTTTGACAGAGACCAGGTATTGAAGCATAGTCCTGAGCACGATGCAGCATATGATCTGGCTATGATTCTATTCGGCAAGAAGTAATTTTATTTTACTTCCTTGTTCGCAGCAGGTATACTTGTGCCTGCTGTAATTATTATGGAGTATGCGATTGAGTAATGATTCGTTTTACACGAACGTAGAGATCTTTGGTAATACCGTTATGACTCGTGAGGTCATTAATGGTGCACGCAAACGATCCAAAGAACAGTGGCAACCAACTCTGTACATCAAAGATAACAACCAGGGCGAGAGCGAATACAGAAGTTTGTATGGCGATCCTGTGAAGGAAATCGTCGCTGGTAATATCCGTGAGACCAAAGACTTCGTCAAGCAATATGATGGCGTCGATGGTTTCTCTATCTTTGGGCAGATGAACTTTACCCTGCAATATCTCAATGACCGTTATCGTCATAACATTACACCAGATATGAATAATCTTTCTATCTGGTCAATTGACATTGAGACACGTACAGGTGATGAGGGATTCCCTAAGCCAGAGACAGCGAATGAAGAAGTTGTTCTCATTACGCTGCAGAACGTAAAGACCAAAACCTGCTATACATTTGGCAAGGGTACGTATATTGGTTATGCTGGCTATGATTCTAAATTCATCAGTTGTACTGATGAGTATTCACTGTTGAAGCAATTCTTGTCGTTCTGGGAATTTTCTGACATTGACATCATTACTGGATGGAACATTGAGTTCTTCGACATTCCTTATCTGATCAATCGCATCAGGCGTATCCTCGGTGAAGATGCAATGAAGAAGATGAGTCCTTGGGGATTTGTCAGCGCAGAGATGCAGTCTTATCGTGGCAAAGAAGAAATGTCAATTGATATCAAGGGTATCGCTATCCTTGACTACTTGGCTCTGTACAAGAAGTTTACGTATACGAAGCAAGAGAGTTATTCTCTGAAGTATATTGCCGCTGAAGAACTCGGTCATACGAAGGTAGATCTTCCAGGTGACACGTTCAATGATAACATCGATCATCATTGGAATGACTTTGTTCATTACAACATCGTAGATACGCAGTTGGTTACTGAACTCGAGGATAAGTTGAAATTGCTTGAGTTGATTGTTACGATGGCATATCAGGCGAAGATCAACTTTACGGATGTGTTCAGTCCAGTAAAGATGTGGGATGCTCTGATTCATAATTCCCTGTTGCGTGATAAGATCGTCGTGCCTCAGCGTGGGCATACTGGAAGTAGAAGCATCGATGGTGCTTATGTGAAGGAACCTCTCACTGGTAAGTACAACTGGATCGTCAGTCTTGATGCTACCTCGTTGTATCCAAGTATTATGATGTCATTGAATATCAGCCCTGAGACTTTCGCTGGTCGTACTGACATAAATATGGATTCGCTGCTGAATAACTCTGACCTTACTTCTCCATACATCGAACAGGATTACGCCATCTCTCCGATTGGTGCATTGTTCACCAAAGAAAAGATTGGTATTCTTCCTCGATTGATTAAGGAAATGATGGCAGCGAGAAAGACAGCAAAGAGTCAGATGCTTGGGCTTGAGTCCGAGTATGAGAAGTCAAAGGATGAGTCATTGCTTCCGAAGATCTCTGCGTTGAATAATCAACAGATGGCTGCGAAGATTGCATTGAATAGTCTTTACGGTGCTACTGCTAATGAAGGTTTCCGATTCTTTAATCCAGATGTTGCTGAGTCAATTACGATCACTGGTCAATACATTCTGAAGAAGATTGAAGTTGCATTGGATATTGCTCTGAATAAGAAGTTCAATACTGGTGAACATAAGTATCTTGTCTATGTTGATACTGACTCTGTGTATGTGAATATGAAGCCAGTGGTCGATAAGTTCTTGGAAGGCAGACCAACATCAGATATCGTTCGTGCTCTAGAGAACGTAGCGAAGGATATTCTTCAGAATGAGATCAATAAGATCTGCGCTGAGGTAGCAGATACGCTTGGGTTCTTTGAAAACAAGATCCACTTCAAACTTGAAGCAGTTGGTGACACTGCTATCTGGTGCGCAAAGAAGAAGTATATTGTTCGCGTGCATTCTTCGGAAGGTGTTACTTATGCCAAGCCGAAGTTCAAGGTAATGGGTCTTGAGATGGTTCGTTCCTCGACTCCTGCGTTCATTCGTGGTAAGTTGAAAGATTCTTTAGTTCAGGTGTTTGATGGTACTGAGAAAACTGTTCAGCAGTTCATTGATGGTGCTCGTGAAGAGTTTAATAAACTTCCTATCTCTGCTATTGCCTTTCCTCGTACGGCTAATTCTATTGAAGAGTATGCAGATAGTAATTCAATTTACAAGAAGGCAACTCCTATTCACGTAAGAGGTGTTCTTCTGTATAATGAGATCATTAAGAGGAAGAAACTTCAGAGCAAGTATCCACTCATTGGCGAGGGTGAGAAGATTAAGTTTATGTATCTTACGATGCCGAACCCACTGAAGGAAAACATCATAGCGATTCCTGCTGATGGAATTCTTCCTTCGGATCTTGGTTTGCATGAGTATGTTGATTATGAGATGCAATTCCAAAAGAGTTTCGTGAATGCCATGGATATTATTCTTGAGCCAATTGGATGGAGGGCTGAAGAAACCAGTTCGCTGGAGGACTTCTTTGGATAATTTATTTTGTGTTACAAGTGACGCCAGGTATACTTGGTGTTCTATTAAGGAGATATACCTATGAGTTTGCTTGAACGTATTCGCAAGAATTCAACTATTAAAGATACTGCTGTTCTGTCAGACAGCAAGTATTTTACCAAGAAAGATATGATCTCAACTTCAATCCCTGCAATGAATATCGCATTGTCAGGTGAGATTGATGGTGGGTTTGTTCCTGGTCTTACTTTATGGTGTGGACCATCGAAGCATTTTAAGTCTATGTTCTCACTGATCATGGCAAAGGCATATCTGGACAAATACCCAGATGCAGTAATGGTCTTTTATGACTGTGAGTTCGGTACACCAGCTGCTTACTTCAAATCACTGAACATTGATCAAGAGCGTATTCTTCATGTTCCTATTATGAATATGGAAGAGTTCAAGTTTGATTGCATCAAGCAACTCGAGGCGTTGAATCGTGGAGACAAGGTTATCTTCGTTATTGATTCGCTAGGCAATATGTCATCGAAGAAAGAAATGGAAGATGCACTTGAAGGTAAGTCTGTTGCCGATATGTCTCGTGCTAAGCAGATGAAGTCGATCTTCCGTATGATTACTCCATACCTGAATCGTCTGGATATTCCTATGGTTGCTGTGAATCACATCTATATGGAACAAGGTCTGTATCCAAAGGCAATCGTCTCTGGTGGTACGGGTGTTTACCTTTCAGCGGATAACATCTTTATTCTTGGTCGTCAACAAGAGAAGGAAGGCACTGAGACTATCGGATACAACTTCATTATCAATGTCGAGAAGTCCAGGTATGTTCGTGAGAAGTCAAAGATTCCTATCGAAGTTAAGTTCGAAGGTGGTGTCTCTACTTGGTCTGGTCTGCTTGATATTGCATTGGAATCTGGTCACGTTATCAAACCTTCAATGGGTTGGTACTCCAGAGTCAATAAAGAGACTGGCGAGATCGAAGATAAGAAGTGGCGTGCCAAAGATACCGACTCCAAGTTGTTCTGGCAGTCGATTATCTACTCGGCATCATTTCAGGAATATATCAAGAACTCATATCAAGTGTCGAATGGTGACATTATCACTGATGAAGACATCGACGCAGAACTAGAGGAAGTCTAATGATTAACATTCGAATTATCGAAAGAGGAATCAATGTAAAGCCACTCTTGGATGAGGTTCTTTCTCTCCCAGAAGAGAACTGGGTTACTCACTCAAAAGACAGGACGCATAAAGTTATTCCTATGACTGTTCCTGTTATCTATGAGGGGCAGGATACTTCTATCCTTAATTCGAATGAGACTATCAATACTCCTCAGTATTATAAGTGTCCAAAGATTTTGAATTGGATGCGTCGTCATAATTTCTATTACCACACCTGGGCAGGAATCTATAAACTTCCTCCAGGTGGTATGGTTCCACCTCACAAAGATGATAGCGGTGATTACTACATTGATAAGATGCGCTATCATCTTTGCCTTCAGGGTAAGTACCTATACAAAGTAGAAGGTGATCCAGTGTATACAATTACACCTGGAACTCTGTTCTGGTTTGATTTACAGACAACTCATAGCGCTGAGTGTATTAGTAGTGAAGACAGAATTACTTTATTGTTTGATCTGCCACAACCAGATACGCTTGTTAATCCATAAGAAAGGCAAATATGATTTTAGACCAAATTGAATTAGTGCATGATGCTGACCCAGAACAAATTAGACCAATTAGAATTATCGAAGGCGAGTTTGAGGGATTGGTAGTTAGGTTTGGTAAAGCATGGTTTCCGGATACTGGGGATAATAATCTTTCCTTTGAAGTTGACATAATTGAGGGTACAATTGAGAAAGAGCAGGAACCTCGTTTACATGAGTTTCTTGGTCAGATCTTAATGGCATTCATCAAAGAAGAAATGCAACGTGAAGAAAGAAATAATGACAAATCTGAGAATTGAAGAAACGATCCTATCAAATTTATTGATTGATGAGGAATACTCGCGTAAGGCTACGCCATTCCTCGATGCTGATTACTTTGCCGAAAAGGCAGAAAAGACTTTGCTCATGGAGATCAATGGATTCTTCATGAAGTATAACAAGTTGCCTACGAAAGAAATTATTCGTGTTCAACTTGCACAGAGAACTGATCTGACTGATACCGATCTCAAGAATGCTATTGAGATCGTTGAGAATTTTACTGATGAGAAACCATCCAGCAGAGAGTGGTTGCTTGAGCAGACTGAGAAGTTCTGTAAGGAAAAGAGTGTATACAATGCAATCCTTCGTTCCATTAAGATCATTGATGGCAAGGATAAAGAACTGAACAAAGAAGGTATTCCGAAGATTCTTCAGGATGCCTTGGCTATTTCGTTTGATACTGCAGTTGGTCACTCCTACCTCGAAGATGCTACTGCTCGTTATGAGTTCTATACTCGTAAGGAAGAAAAGATTGCATTCGATCTGGAGATCCTTAATGATATTACCAAGGGTGGTCTGGCAAAGAAAACCCTGACTCTGTTGGCTGCGCAATCTGGTGGTGGTAAGAGTCTCGTTATGAGTCACTTCGCTGCTGCTGCTCTGCGCCAGGGTAAGAATGTTCTTTACATTACTCTGGAAATGTCTGAGGAAAGAATCGCTGAGCGTATTGATGCAAACCTACTTGGTATTGACATTGATAAAATTGCTGATCTTTCCAAGGAAGAATTCGTCCAGAAGATCTCAACTATCAGTAAAAAGACTCAGGGTAAGTTGATCGTCAAGGAATACCCAACTGGTTCTGCCCATTCAGGTCACTTCCGTGGTCTGCTTGAAGAGTTGAAGATCAAGAAAGACTTTAAGCCTGACTTCCTGATTGTGGATTATCTTGGTATCTGTGCTTCCTCGCGTATGAAGATGGGTGGTAGTGTCAATAGTTATTCTTACATCAAAAGCATTGCTGAAGAACTTCGTAGTCTGGCAGTTGAATATGATGTTCCATTGATCAGTGCTACTCAGGTCAATCGTAATGGCTTTGATAACTCGGATATTGAACTTACAGATACTTCTGAGTCAATGGGTCTGGTCCATACTGCTGATCTGATGCTTGCTTTGATTCGAACTGAAGAACTCGATGAGATAAATCAAATCCTGATCAAGCAGTTGAAGAATCGTTATGCTGATACTGCTATCAATAAGCGATTCGTCGTTGGTATCAATCGTTCCAGGATGAAGTTGTTTGATCTTGAGAAGTCTGCCCAGACTTCTATTGCTTCTGGTTCATCCTTTAGTCCGAAGGGTAAGATGAAGAAAGTTGAGGAGCCAGATGTTCCTCTGTATGATCGTTCGAAGCCAAGACCCACGGACTTCGGTGGATTCAAATTCTAAATATATTTTCAATTTCCTGAAAAAACTCGTGCAATTATACTAAATAGATGATGACCAAGAATTTACTAAAACCAACGTATAGAAGCGAATTTCTCGCCAGTGATTCAACACGCGAGAATATTGTGAAGGTTAGTTCTACGTAGGGTGGTTCTGACTCAAAGAAACAAACCCTACTTCGGTAGGGTTTTGTCATTTTAGGGATTTACTTTTATTCGGGTGTGTGGTATAATTTATGTATAGGTTGAGTGAGATGAGCGGTTCTGGTTAGTTTAGTTTGAATCGCTTTACTTTTATTCGATTTAGTGGTATAATTCTTTATCGGTTGGTTGTTGAACTTGCCGCTGCTCTTTAATAATTTGTCTGTAATCTATATGGATCCAGGGTTCGCTCTGGTGCCATATTGAAATGCATTCGTTGATCGGTGAGCCAGGACATCGGCAGATCCGCAAATGTCAAATGCGTTGTACGCATTCCGGACTGCACCATAGAGTGCAGTTATCGGGTAAGACGGTTAAATTCCGTAGTGCATTTCAATATGGTGAAGGTCCCGAGTTGAGAGAGCCCTGGACGATCCGCGGATGGGCAGCGGCACCATACCATATTGAAATGCATTAGAAAACATAGATGCCTGTGGGTGAGAATCCTAGGCTGGGGTGGGATATCCTGTAGTGCATTTCAATATGGTGAGATCATAGTGAAGCATAGCACTTCACTGATAAGGAAGTCTGGTCGGCTGTATTCAACTGGCTAGTGCTATGCTTCACTATGATATTTGCTCGGTTCGTCTATCGGTTAGGACGCTAGGTTTTCATCCTGGTAAGAGGAGTTCGATTCTCCTACCGAGTACCATAATAAGTGTGTGATAAGACGGTGCGTGATTGCCAGTATCGTAACTTCGAGAGCTCGTCGGTCGAGGGCACACTTATTATGGTAGAATGGGTTGTTAGCTCAGTTGGTAGAGCAGCGGACTTTTAATCCGTAGGTCGTGGGTTCGAGTCCCGCACGACCCACCAAAGAATAATGCGGGAGTGGCGAAATTGGTATACGCAGCGGTCTTAGAAGCCGTAAGCTGAGAGTTCGAGTCTCTCCTTCCGCACCAAGTTATGGGTATCGAGCAGCATTGGTGACTGCAGCAGACTGTAAATCTGTAGCCCTTCGGGGCAACGGGGTTCGATTCCCTGGATACCCACCAAGATCAATTCCTCAATAGCTCAGTCGGTAGAGCAAGGCACTGTTAATGCCTGGGTCGGAGGTTCAAGTCCTTCTTGGGGAGCCACAATAATGCGGGTGTAGCCGAATTGGTATAGGCAATGGACTTAAAATTCATAATCTGAGGGTTCGAGTCCCTCCACCCGCACCAAGTTTTAGGTGATGACCCAAGCGTAAAGTTCCGGAACTGAGAAGCTAAGAAGCGTAAGTGTACAGCTGGTTTCGTACCACCTAATTTGCGACCGTAGCTCAGATGGATAGAGCAGCGGATTTCTACTCCGTAGGTCAGCGGTTCGAATCCGTTCGGTCGCACCAGATTTTTAAGACACGGATACGTAGCACCTCCCTTTCACGGAGATGTATGCTCGTGGCAATTCTATGTAATTCCGTGACTGACAGGAAAGAACCCATATACTGTCAACTTATTTTGGATCTAAAGTGTTCATGGACGCACACCTCTCTGTCTAAGAGGAAGAAGGAGATCGTTACTCCTTAGATCCGCCAGAAAGACGTTAAATACCAATGTAGTTCAAAGGTAGAACAATCGGCTGATAACCGATAAACAAAGGATCGTTACCTTTCATTGGTACCATTAACGGAGAACAAGATGGCAAGAGGATACGTTATTCAGGTCCTAGTAGCAGTAGATCAACTAGCCAATTCTTTATTGGGTGGCTGGGCTGATGAGACTCTGTCTAGTCGTTCATATAGATTACATGACAAGAAAGTATGGTTCATTGCTGAGAAGGTGATCAATGCTCTGTTCTTCTTACAGAAAGATCATTGTCGTATGGCATATGAAGCAGAATTAAATAGGAAGCAGACATTTAGTCTGCCTAAGTAAACAATGGGCTTGTAGTATAATGGGATTACGGCAGCTTTGCAAGCTGTTTATGGGAGTTCGATTCTCCCCAGGTCCACCAAAATTAAAGGATGTATATGCAAAAGAAATGGTATTTTTCAAAGACAGTCTGGATCAATATTTTTGCCATGGCTTCGATTTATTTGCAGATGGAGTTCGGATTTCTGTTTAGCCCAGAACTCCAGACAGCTGCTTTGTCTTTGATCAATCTCTGGTTGCGTAAAGCGACGAAGGAAGAAATCGTCTGGTAAAGTATTCGCCCCTATAGTTAAGTGGTATAACGATTGCCTTGTAAGCATTAATTCCAAGTTCGATTCCTGGTGGGGGCACCAAAACGTAGGGCTGGTAGCTCATGATGGTTAGAGCAGCGGACTCATAATCCGTTGGTGGTGTGTTCGACTCACACCCAGCCTACCATTAAATATAATTTTCGGAGTGTAGCACAGCCTGGTAGTGCGCTTGCTTTGGGAGCAAGAGGTCCAAGGTTCGAATCCTTGTACTCCGACCAATAACTAAGAGGTGAATATGGGTGATGGTGGTAAAGGGTCTGCGCCAAGACCATTTAGTGTTAGTAACGTAGACTATGCTGCTCGTTGGGATATGATCTTCGGTAAAGACCAAAAAGAGAATAAACCAAAACAGGAATCCATCACCGAATCAGAAAAGGAAAAGGAAAAGAAACCTGTTTCTCCTTAGTGTAACGGCAGCATACGGGTCTCCAAAACCCTTGGTCGCGGTTCGAATCCGTGAGGGGAAGCCAAAATATAATGCGGGTGTAACTCAGTGGTAGAGTGTCAGCCTTCCAAGCTGTTCGTCGCAGGTTCGACCCCTGTCACCCGCTCCAGAATAATGCCTTGTTAGCTCAGTGGTAGAGCGGCTCCTTTACACGGAGCGGGTCGGCGGTTCGAACCCGTCACAAGGTACCAGAATTTCACTAGGCTTCCTAGTTACTGTGATCCGCAGGATTAAGTGAGTATATTACTCAAGGATGGTTCTAGTCTTACCTTAACTAGACCTTTATTATGAAAATATATTTCAAGTTTTCTTGAAAAAACTCTGATAAATGCTCTAAATACAATTGACCTCAAAGAAGGTTAATGAGTCAAAGAACTCAATTCCGATAATAATAATAATAAGAGGAATCTATGCGCAAGAAAACAATCAAAACTACAATCGAAGAAATCTGCGAAGAAGGCGTCATTTGTATCGACGTTCCTCTTATGATTCGACTGCTAGAATACGCAAGAGAAGATTCAAGCTCTGACATTGACTTACATGTCCTGGCTACTAACGCAATCGAACTCAGCGAATGTGGGCGAGCACTGACTATGGAACATTATTCCAAGATCGTGCCAGAAGCCCCAGAAACCCCAACTGCACCAGTATAAACAGATCTCAAAGAAGATCGTTGAGTCTTTGACTCAATTCCGATAATAATAATAAGAAAGAGGAATCATATGCGTAAACGCGTAAAAACAATCACAGAAGAAACCTGCGAATACGGTTCTGTCTCCCTAGAAAAATGGCTACTTGTAACGATCTTAGGCTTTGTTAAATCTCCAGCCATTACACAAGAACACATCGATACAATGCTCAAGAGAGCAGTCAAACTTAGTGAGGCTGGAAAAGGTCGCACACTAACAGTAGCAGAAGATCTAGTAGAACTCGCTGAGGGAACTCCAGTAGCTGCCGAAGCAGTCGAAATAGCTAAATCCGCAGTCTAAAAAGAATTTTGGGTAACACCAAATCGTTTGGTGGTGGCGTTCATCACTTTGAAATTTCAATAATAACAACAATAAAAGGAAATTAAAATGGCAGAAATTCTAAACCCAACTGGCATGATGATGAGTGGTGGTGGTGATGGTCTATTCGGTGGTGGTGGTGGTCTAATCGGCGGTCTTATCCTCGGCTCTCTACTGCGTAACAACGGTAACCTCTTCGGTGGTAACGGTGACGGCGCAGCTGCAGCAGCACTGGGTGGACGTATTCCAGCAGAACAAGCAACTGCTAATATGTCTCTAATGCAGTCAATTGGTCAAGTTGACAAGGCAGTTGCAGTTAGTACTGCAGCAATGGAAGCATCGCAAGCTGCGCAATCAGCTGCTATTGTTTCTCAGCTGAACAATACAACAGCATCTCTTGCTACCCGTATTGACGCTACTAAGGAAACTGTTAACGCAATGGCAATGGTTCTTGCTCAGCAGTTGAATGGTCTTGAGAAGACCACGATGGAAAATCGTTATGAACTGTCTCGCGACATCAACAATGATGGCGATAAGACTCGTGCTCTGGTAACTGCTCAGTATGAAGCAGCGCTGAATCGTCAGCTGTCTGATGCTAATGCTGCAGTTATTGCTCTACAGACTCGTTTCGAGCATGCAGAGCGTGCGCGTGGTATTGAAGTAACTACGACTAACAATATCAATCAGATGCAACAGCAGTCTCAACAACAGCAACAGTATGGTCAGTTGTACGGTGCTTTGTGGAGTCTTGCACAAAACATTCAAAGCGCAAACTCGGCGATTAATGTCGGTTCTGGCACACAAACTGCCAATCCGCTTAATACCAACACTAACATTCGTTAATTGAAACGAAGCCCATCCTCACAAGGGATGGGCTTTCTTTCTAAGGAGAATGTATGTATCAATATCAAAGAATTAGTCCATATTGGGCAGCACTAATGCCGCCCCTGGATGCGTTAGCGCCTCCATTTATTCCACAACAACAAATAGTCAACGACAACGATACGATCAATATCGGTTCCGGTAATCAAATAATCGGCGGTAACCCAAGTCCTGTTACTGTTACTAATGTCACAACACCGACGTATACTGCTCTGGGCAGTGATTATTTTCTATGTGTAGATACTTCAACTACTCCAGTCACAATCACATTACCAACAGGCATACTTGGAACTGTTTACATCGTTAAAGATTGTATGGGTGATGCGAACACAAATAACATTATAATCCAAGGAACTGGTGGTCAATTAGTAGATGGCTCTGTTGCTACTATCAATTCTCCGTTTGGTTCTATACAATTGATTTTCAATGGCGTCGAGTGGAGTATCGTGTGATGTATATTTACACGACAACGAAAGTTGACACACCAGAGAATGTGGAAGGCGAGAACCTAGCTGCTCATGTCGTTATGTGTCGTCAGAGAGAATTGGCCATGGAAAAACGCATGGTTGAGATCGAAGAGAAACAGAGTAAAATTGAACAGAGAGAACATGAGTTACGCTCATATATTCTCAAAACAATAACGACCGCATTCTTGGCTTTGCTTTCCTCAGCAGTTTCACTTGGTGTGATGATTTCTCAGTTCATTAAAAATTGATATTACATTATGTCATATAAACTACCACTCACATCTACAACGCAATTTGGTTCAATGAAAGTTGGATCAGGATTAAGTGTAACTGATGGAACTGTAAGCGCATCTACTGGCTTATTAAATTATGGATTTTTTACTGACAGCACTACACAAACAAATCCAGTGGCAAGTGCAATCAATACCGTCACATTCAATACTACTGGTCCAGCAAATGGAGTGAGTGTAGTCGGTGGGACTGCTATTACTGTAGCCAATGCTGGTACTTACACTAAACTGTTTACCATGATTGTTTCTAAAACATCTGGTGGCACGAGTGACATTAGTGTTTGGTTGCGCCTCAATGGAGTTGATGTAGTAGGTTCAAGACAAGATTTAGAATTGATAAACACCCTGGCGTTAATCTTTACATCAGGAAATTTTACTTTGAATATCCCAGCTGGCGGCAATATTCAAATGTGTTGGAGTAGCGCAGACACTACTGTTACTCTAACTGCTCTTCCAGCCGCAGTGACCCCAACGAGACCCACTGGTAATAGTGTGAAAGTTACACTGACCAGAATTAGTTAACAATAAAAACAAAAACAAAGGAAACTAAAATGTCATATACAAACAATCCTACCTCGATCCTAGCAGGAGCAGGTATCACAGTAACCCCAACTACAGGTACGGGTTCTAACACAATTACAATTAGCACAACTGGACCAGAATTTCTTGGAGTAAGAATCGCAGTTGCTACACCAATTACAGTTGTAGCTGCCACTGATGAAGTAATAAGTGTTGAAGTTCCTGGTCCAGTTGCCGTTGCTGTAAATTTACCAGCTGGCGTAACAGGACAAGTATTCTACATCAAAGACGGTCTAGGTCTCGCTGCTCCAGCAACACCAATCACAATTACTCCAGCTGCGGGTACCATTGATGGTGCAGCAACTGCCACGATTAATGCGCCATTTGGTTCACTGACATTAGTGTACTCTGGCGTAGAGTGGAAGATTCTGTAAATGTCTTATAGCAGACCATCAGTCCAGCCAGGACGAGGGTTGACACGAACACCCGAAACACCAGATAAAAATGCTGTTGGGGTGTTCGATTACACTCTTGATTCTGATATTGCAACTACATCATCACTTGGTATGATTCAGGTTGGTGATGGGCTGTCTATTACAACAGCTGGTGTTCTATCAGCAAATGGTAGCAGCAGTTCTTTAATCAATGTTAAACTCACATCAACAAACTACACAGCGACATTGAATGATTATTATATCGGCGCTACTAAGAAAAGTATCACGATAACACTTCCAGCTGGTATAGTTGGTAAGGTTTATATAATCAAAAATCAAGCAGATGGTAACATAACAGTCAAAGGAACTGGTCAAAATATAGACCAGGCAGGAAGTAAAACCCTCGGTACTGAAACAAGTCTTATTGTAGTTTTTGATGGAACGAGATGGAATTTAGTATAAGGAAATAATATGAATGCATTTTGCGATAACATTCAGGAGAAATTAAGTGAGTTCAGAAGAAAAATCACAAGCAGAAGAAGTGATGGAAGTAGCGATAGTGCCATCGGCACCGGAAGTGCTGTCAGTACCGGAAGAGTCAAAACAAGAACAATTGACTCAACCTACCACGCCACAGCTGATGAGTTCTACATTGGAGTTGTCAGCGAAAAGCCAGTTACAATCTATCTACCAGAAGATCCAACAGATGGAACGATTATTATCGTCAAGGCAGAAATGACACCACCACTTGGAAATAGGAAGATCACTATTTCCACTATGGATGGATCAAAAATTGATGGATATAGTGACTCTATAATTACAGTCTCCCATGGTTGTTCTCGGTTTATTTTCAACAATAATGGGTGGCACGTTATTTGACATTTTTATTTTACATTTATCATGCTGCAGGCTATACTTCTTTTATGGGTTGTTGAGGTAGTTCTTCAATCTTGAGGTTGGGAAAGTCCCACGCTAATTTGAGTGAGGTAATTTGAAGGTAATGTCATTTGGTGCTCCTATTATTCAGTGCGGTAACATAGCCGAGGTGGAACTGGTATGTTACCGTCACTGAACTCATACTCGTTGTTCGCTATGTAAAAGCACATAGCGAGTATGATAATCCACACATAGGAGGAAACCAAAATGACATTCAATTACGTGCACCAAAATAAAGATATTCAACAGAACATGCTAAGATTAGCAGACAACATGGCCGCAGCAGCTGCTAATTTTGGTTCTCATGGATATGACGTATTCATTAATGCTAGAGAAGAATTCAAAGAATACGTAAACAGTAATTTGGGGGAGTTAGACTCCAAAGATTACTTTACCATTGAGTAAAGTACAGGTAAACTTACTGTTCTGAAGTCCTCTCTGAGTCGTTCGTAAAGTCGAGCGCATGAGGTACAGGGGGAAGATGCAGTGTTGCTCTTCTTAAACGACAATCTAAACTGCGCCCCTACCCTTACTTGATAAGGGATTAAATAGATAATGGAAGATTGGCAGAGTGGCCGATTGCGTCAGTCTTGAAAACTGAAGACCCGAAAGGGTCCGTGAGTTCGAATCTCACATCTTCCTCCACTTTTTATTATTAGGGTCTTATGAAAAAACTATGGAGTTTGTGGGCTAAGGCTCTTGGTGAGAAACAGGGGAAAACTGATTCAGATGCTGATGTTGTGGCTCTGTTCAGAACTCTTATCGTCATTGTCTATGTCACCACAAACATTTTTATTATTGCCGGAATTGTGAGGCACTGGTGAGGATAGTATATGAATAATGTAATTAAGAATCTAGCGAATAA